TATTCTCCCTCGTAGTAATTAAATTCGTTGAACATAATTTTAGGATATGGCTCGTAGTTATTTGAAAGTCGATTAGAATTATCTTTATTAATTCTGCTTAACAAACAATCAATTCTATAAGTTACCCAAGTATCAACTGCGTTCTCATGAAATGGCTCAGACAAGACTGCCCAAGTTTCTACATAGTCCTCATACTTTTCTTCGTATGTGAACTTTATTCGTTCTTTAATATTTTTCATTTTCATAGGTCTTAAAAAAAAGAGTAGCATTAAGCTACTCTCCTTGTTCCTCCATTTCCATAGACTTGTCCTCTCTAATTTGTAGGACATCTTCAATATCTTGAATTTCCTTATGAATTATTGGTGCAACACTTGCACTGTATAACAACCCTGCTTGCAAATCAGCAAGCTCAATATTGGTATAATTTTTATATCTCTCTATGAGAGCATTTTTTCGTTTCAAGCTCTTTCGAACTTTTGTTTCAAAACTTTCGTTTTTCATTTTAGTTTCCTCCATAATTAAAAACATAGTTTATTATATACCAAATGTATAGTTTCATACAATGTTTATACAAAATTAAATGATAACGGAAAATAAAAAAGAAAATCGAAACGATAATATTTAATCTCACTTCCCCCCTCTCAGACAGAAGTTCGGAAAATTTTTGAGCATTTTTGAGAATAAGGACTTTTCTTTTAAGATTTAAGTACCCGTAAAATTACAGACCTCAAAAATTTTTATTCAGGTCTGCTGATTAATCTGCGACCAGATAAATTAATCTGCGTTCTGACACTTCCCATGTGCGAGCCGAGTTGTTTATAAATCTGCGAGCTTGTGCGTCCAGGAAATCTGCGAGCCGATAGGTAAAAAAAAGCCCGACTTTTACATCGGGCTACACATTCACACACTTGGAGAAAACTTATGAAAGTGAACAGTTCCAATTCTAAATCAAAACTGCGAGCTTTTGCAAATTTAATGTGCGAACATGAAAAAACCTGGCAGTGTCTAAATACTTTTGAGGGGAGAACACCACCAGGTTTTTATTACTTTCACTTTATTTTTGATCCACGATAAAGTTTTACATCAACTACTTTTTTTAAATCTTCTAAAGAATTAAAAGTCATATCGCCATCAGTTAAAGTTCCATCTTTTTCTAATTTAAAAACATAACCATCTTCTGTTATGTATTTCTTAGATCTATTTATTTTTCTAGTCATGATAAATCAGGGGTATATTTCTATACCCCACTCCTCAACATAAATCTTCTATGTCGTCAGTAGTTTCATAATCTTCTAACAACCAAAGTGGCTCGCCATTCCATGCACAGAATATGCCCTCTGAAAACCTGGGGTCAGAAGTTCTAATATCTTCCGTCTTGTATGGTTTCTTAAGAGCGTGAAATCTGTAATCGGTTTTCTGTTCTTCCATATCAACATCTAACCAATTAATTTTTCCATCTAAATATAAAGTTTCAGCGTCTTTTAAAAATGGTGGTAGCTTTTTATAGTTAGGGTTTTTTGTTTTAAATCCTTTATGTTCGTAAGTAAACTCTAAAACATTTAAAGCATTAGCACCAATACGATAAATTTCTCCCTTCTTTAAAAGATTCTTGGCGTTATCAATAGTTAGTAATTCCATAATAAACTAGGGGTATATTTCTATACCCCCCCTCCCTTATTCGTTTGGAAACTTAGTACCCAACAACCAAAGGTTAAACACTTTGATTGCATCTTCTCTTGTCAACTCAAGTTCTCTTCTCATAAGAAAAAATTCTCTTGGGTCGCCTTCAGGTATATGGTCCAACATATCGTAAGCAGAACATCCGTTAGATAATTCTTCAAGTTCTAAAGTTGACCATGCCACCTGATTTGAACTTGTAATATTGTCATCATCTAAATATTCTTGTGCTGTTTCGTATCTAACTAAACTCATGGCTTTATTCCTCCCACTCATTTTTAAGTTGATATTCTTTCCCCGTAAATTTTACTGGAAAGTGTGATTTATTTTTTTCCAATATGTAATCTACTAGCTCGTTAAATTCTTCATCGGTCGCAGTTTGCTCATGCCCTCCGTCAAATTCACGCTTAACAATTTTTCCATTCTTAACCCAGTAAACTCCATTGTCGCCATTGTCTGTGTCCATGTTTGCATAAACACCCACGCCAATGGATAGAGTTCCTCCAAGAAAGTTTGAGATAACTTGGCAAAGTCTAGCTAGTGAATATTGGTCATCCCCTAACCTGACGCCAAGTATCTTGGCACATTTTAGAAAAGCTTCAACGCTAGGGCGTCCACCATTCCAATGTAAATAAATTGATGGACTATACTTTTTTGGTATGCCCTCAACTTCGGTAGATATTACGGCTCTATTTCCCATAATAAATTTTCTCCATAACACAACCACATAATTGTAGTTGATACTATTATTATCAGATATTATATACAAAATGTAAAGTAAAAGAACCAGGTTGCAAAATAGGAAGGTAAGACCATTAAAAAGTTTTTGCGAGCTATTAAGTTTATATTTTGTGCGAGCTAGTACATAAAAATATTTGTGCGACCGAGTGCGTAGAATATTTTAGATATGGATCTATTTGATATAGATCTATTTGCATACACAAAAAAAGCCAGGAACAAGTCCTGGCTCTTTAAGGTCTTTGTTATCTAGTCTTCTTCTTCTAGATAACCTTTGAATGCTCCCAGGTATATTGCTGTAGCTATCACTAATGCTATTAGTGAAGCTAGAGATAACAACACAGCTAAGAGTATAAATATTTCATGTAGCATTTTAACCTCTCTTAATTTATAAAAATTCCAATTACAATACCTATCATCAAACAGATTAGATAGTTTCTATTTCTTTTTGGTCTTGTCTTATTCCAAAAATCTATCTCGTAACAATTCCATTTATTATTTTTCATTTCTCCCCCTCAAAGTTTGGTAGTCTTTCTTCGTTGCTTTTCCATCTAAAAGCCTATCGAGTGCCTCAAGTTCTTTTATTGAAAAAGTATTAATTTTATCTACATTTACAGTCTTATGAAAAGACGGAAATTTTATTTCTTTTGTATTTTTCATAATAAAAGCCAGGGCATTTCTGCCCTGGCACTCCTGTTATATAACCCTATCCCTTAGAGTTACAACCATAGTTGGCTTAACTTCATAGCCTTGTCTATGTCTTACATGATAGTGAATTTCATTCTTACTATCTCCTATCATGCCATCAATAGAAACTGAATTTCTAACAGGCTCAATAGTATTGGTTTCATTGGTCCAAGTCTTCCAACCTTTGCCAACAAGTATCGAGTTTGGTCTAACAATTAAGTTAGACTTTACAGCATTCTTAATTCTACTTTCAGCAGAGTTAAGTTGCTTTTTACATTCAAGATAATCCATAACAGATTTATCCCTTTCAAGTTTAGCAATTTTACTTGCTAACCTTTTTCTTAAAACTAAGTCTTTCATAGTTTCTCCAATTAACAGTAATCTTAATTGATTACTTACAGTAATCTTAACATATTAATTATACAATTTGTATAGTTTACTAAAAATAAATACTACTTTTTTTTGGGACTCTTTTGGACGCCAGGGCAAATTATCTAGAAAGTTTTTTTTTAAGGGGGACACCCCAAAAAAAGGCGGTGTATGCTGTGTGTGTATATATATAAATAACAATAACCACATACAATTACCAAAAAAATAGATTTGGGACCCCTATTCAGATACTATACTAACAATGAGATGGAGCTTTGACTTTCATAATATAAATATTCCAACTAGCGCCCATGTCTTAGTAAGAGACATCAAACAAAAAAATTATGATCATGACGCTCATGGTAATAAGGTTTGGAACTCTTGCTTGGCTTTGATGGATTATTTATCTGAGGTAGACATAAAAGACCTAGAAGTTATGGATGTTGGTTGTGGTTGGGGTGTGCTTTCTAGTTTTTTGGCAAAAAAAGGCGCCAATGTGCAATCGGTTGATTGTGATAAAAGCATACAGCCTTACTATCAATTGATAAAAGAACTAAACAATACAAGTTCAATGTTAAGAATAGCTGACATAGCAAAATTAGAAGAAAGAGATTTTGCAAATATTGATTGGATTGTTGGTTCAGATATTTGTTTTTGGGATGAACAAATACAAATGTACGTCAAGATGATAAGAACAGCACTTGAATCTGGCGTAGCTGAGATTTTAATAGCTGACCCAGGTAGAGAAACTTTTTGGAAACTAGAACAATATTGCAATGCTTTTTGTAATCCAGAAATTGTAGAGATACAATTAAATAAGCCTAAAAAAGTAAAAGCTTATGTAATGTGTATAGATTCTTGGTGTAGACAATGAAAAACTTTGAGCATGTAGCTGACGATAAATTGCGTGAGATCTTAATGATCAAGGAACGCTTACAACAAATAGATAACAAAACCCGAGCCAAAAAGGATTTTTTGAGTTATATCAAAGCAGTCTGGGACGGCTTTGTTGAGGGCGAACACCATAAACTTTTTGCCCGTAAGCTTGAAGATGTAGCTCGTGGCAAAATAAAACGTCTAATAGTAAACATGCCCCCACGTCACACCAAGTCAGAATTTGCTTCAGTTTATTTTCCGTCTTACATGATGGGCTTGAAACCTGACATGAAAATTATGCAAACCACACACACAGCAGAACTCTCGCAAAGGTTTGGGCGTAAGGTAAGAAACCTTATGGACACCGAAGAATACAAAAGAGTTTTTGACAATGTGACTCTATCGGCTGATTCCAAGTCAGCAGGTCGTTGGGAAACCAGTGCAGGTGGCGAATACTTTGCAGCGGGTGTAGGTGGAGCCATTACAGGTCGAGGTGCTGATTTATTAATCATAGACGATCCACATTCTGAGCAAGATGCACTGTCGCCCTCGGCACTTGAGTCGGCTTACGAGTGGTACACCTCTGGACCTCGACAGCGTTTACAGCCTGGCGGTTCTATCGTTGTAGTCATGACTCGCTGGTCAACACTAGACTTAACTGAAAAATTAATTAGGCGTATGGGTGAGGCTCACGCTGATCAATGGGAAGTGGTTGAGTTGCCAGCCATACTTGATAGCGGTGAACCTTTATGGCCAGAGTTTTGGAAGTTAGAAGAACTCGAAGCTGTGAAAGCATCTTTGCCGATTGCTAAATGGAACTCACAATATATGCAAAACCCAACCTCTGAAGAGGGTGCTATCATCAAAAGAGAGTGGTGGCGTGTTTGGGGCAAAGATCATCCACCAGAACCAAGCTATGTTTTACAGTCTTACGATACTGCTTTTTCTAAAAAAGAAACTGCTGACTACTCAGCCATAACAACATGGGGAGTGTTTCGCCCCAACTCTGATGCTCCTGAATCTATATTCTTACTAGACGCTAAACGTGGGCGTTGGGACTTTCCAGAACTAAAAGCCATCGCTAATGAAGAATATCATTATTGGCAACCTGACGCAGTTTTGATAGAATCACAAGCAAGCGGCACGCCTTTGACTCACGAGTTGCGCATGGCGGGAATACCTGTAGTTAATTACAGGCCTACCAGGGGCAAAGACAAGACAACTCGTGTGCATTCTGTCGCTCCAGTGTTTGAATCTGGTTTGGTTTGGGCGCCTGATACCATTTTTGCCGAAGAGGTGATAGAAGAATGTGCAGCTTTTCCTTATGGAGAGAATGATGATTTCGTTGACTCTATGACTCAAGCTGTATTAAGATTTAGACAAGGGAACTTTATAAGCCTCTATTCAGATTTAGAGGATGAAGAAATAGAACCACAACCGAGGATATATTACTAATGGCAATAGCAAAAGGAATTAAAAAAATTTTAAAAAGTGTCAAATCTAAAAAGACAAATAAAAATGAATTGAAGAACCTAAACCCTGAAAAACTTGCAAAAATTGAAGAACAAGTGGCAAAGAATGTTACACCTCTTCTTGCAAGCGCACTAGGATTAACTTTTGCGAAGGGTCAAGTCGAGAGAATGAAAGGTGGCGGTGTAGCAGGAAATTTCGCAAAAGGAGTTGGTAAAGGTGCAAAGGCGGCAGCAAGAGGACTTTACAGAGCAAAAACTGGACCTCTACAAGTGGCTTCAGCAATTTCTAGTGCAATAGCTCCAAGCTCTAAATTAACAGCAGCTTTAAATAAAGCAGCAAGACCTTTTAAGAAAGGCGGAGTAGCCTCTTCAAAATCAAAATCTTCAGGAGTCGCTCTTAAAGGTTTTGGTAAAGAAATAAAATAATGGCTGACATTGACAAAGCTATAAGCGTTGACGAACAGATAGACCTAGAAGTTAGGGACAGAGATAAGTCAATGGAGGTTGAAGTCCCTGAAGAAGAAATTCAAGATATTGAACAGTTTGAACAGTTAGAGGATGGTACTCTAATTTTTGGTGGTGCTTTACCACCCCCAGAAAATACTGATTTTTATGCCAACTTAGCTGAGATTATGGATGATGATGATCTTGCTAGAGTTAAGATAGATATTTTAGATGGCGTTGAATCTGATAAAGCCTCTAGAGAAGATTGGGAAAAAACATACAGAGATGGTCTAGAGTATCTCGGCATGAAGTATGAGGATAGAACTCAACCCTTTGAAGGTGCGTCTGGTGTTATGCACCCACTATTAGCAGAGTCAGTTACACAATTTCAATCACAAGCTTATAACGAACTACTTCCTACACAAGGTCCAGTTAAAACTCAAGTATTAGGTCAAGCTAATCCACAATCAGATCAACAAGCGTCAAGGGTGCAAGAGTTTATGAACTATCAACTCATGCACGTTATGAAAGAGTACGAGCCTGAAACAGATCAGCTACTGTTCTATTTACCCCTCTCAGGCTCGGCTTTCCGTAAAGTTTATTACGATCAAAATTTAGGTCGAGCAGTTTCTAAATTTATTCCTAGTGAAGACTTAATAGTTCCTTACTCAGCAACAGATCTATATAACGCTACTAGAGTTACTCATGTTATTGACATGTCAAAGAACGATGTCAAAAAACTACAACAAATTGGTTTCTACAAGATGATAGATATGTCTGGCGACTACAGCCCAGAGGACTATGACCAAGTGCAAGAAGAAATAGATGAAATACAAGGTGTTGAGCCAAGTTACTCTGAAGATGATAGGTGTGAAATATTTGAAGTTCATACAGAACTAGACTTACCAGGCTTTGAAGATAAAGATCAAAATGGTGAAGAAACAGGTATAAAGCTACCTTATATTGTAACCATATCAAAAACTAACAATGACATTTTATCTATTAGAAGAAACTACAAACAACAAGACCCATTAAAAGCTAAGATAAACTATTTCGTTCAATATAAATTTTTACCAGGTTTGGGCTTTTATGGTTTTGGTCTAACTCACATGATAGGTGGGTTATCAAAAGCATCAACTTCTATTTTAAGACAGCTAATAGACGCTGGAACTTTATCGAATCTGCCCGCAGGCTTTAAGGCTAGAGGCATTCGCATCCGTAATGATGATCAACCATTACAACCAGGAGAGTTCAGAGACATGGACGCTCCAGGTGGCAGTTTGCGAGACGCCTTTGTGCCATTGCCTTTCAAGGAGCCGAGTCAAACTCTCCTCTCTCTCTTAGGCATCTTGGTAGATAGTGGTAGGCGTTTCGCATCTATTACAGATATGCAGGTTGGCGATGCTAACCAAAATGCACCAGTAGGGACTACAGTAGCTCTGTTAGAAAGAGGCACTAGAGTTATGAGTTCTATTCACAAAAGATTACATGCCAGTCAAAAAATTGAGTTTAATTTATTAGCAAAAGTATTTTCTGAATATTTACCACCAGAATATCCATATTTAACAGCTAATGGCAATCAACAAATCAAGGCACTAGACTTTGATGAGCGTGTTGATGTCATGCCTGTATCAGACCCAAACGTATTTTCCATGAGTCAAAGGGTTATGTTGGCACAGGAAATGTTAAGAACAGTACAATCTAATCCACAAATTCATGGTCCTAGCGGTTTGTATGAGGCATATCGTAGAATGTATGCGGCCATGGGAGTTCAAAATATCGAGCAGTTACTCCCACCACCACAACCACCTCAACCAATCGACCCTGCAAGTGAGAATGCAAGTTTGATTTCGGGAGTACCTGCTCAAGCCTTTCCAGGACAAGATCATGATGCACACATTCAAACTCATTTGTCTTTGTATAACACTGTTACTGCTCAAAGCAATCCACAGGTGCTATCACTTATTCAAGCTCATATTTATCAACACATATCATTTAGAGCTTCAGAGATAGTTGATTTACAAAACCAACAAGACCCAGAGTTTCAAAGTTTTATTCAACAAATTCAACAATTGCCACCAGAACAAGCACAACAGTATCAACAACAATTACAAGATTCGGTAGCAAAAAGTATTGCTCAAACATCTTCACAACTTATGCAACAAATCAATCAAATATTTATGCCACCACCAGCTGCCCCTGACCCATTAGTTGAGTTAAGAGGTAAAGAGCTAGATATTAAAGCTGATGATGTGCAAAGAAAACGTGAAGAGTTTGTGCAGAAACAAGAGTTTGATGCTATGAAGTTAATGCAATCTGGTCAGTTAGCAGAGGAAAGATTAAATCTACAACGTGATATTGCACAAATGAAAGACGATATAGCAAGAGATAGGTTGGATCAATCAACACAATTCAAATCTTTAGAATTTTTCAAAGACAGATAATGGCAATGAATAGAGCCTCGATGGGCAAACAAATATCAAAGTCGCCAAGAAAAAGATCACTAAAATTACGTTTAAAAAAATTTAGTCTTAAGAAACCTAAACGTCTTAAAGGTTCAATGAAGCCTAAAATTAAAAAACTAAAAATAAAAAGATTTAAAGGCACAAGAAAATAAACTTGGGTGAAAAAATTTAATCCAAAAAAAATAATAAGAGCTTGGTCTAAAGAAGTTTTAGAACCTAAATCAGATTTTCATAATGGCTTACCAGCCTGTCCTTTTGCTAAAAAGTCTTGGCAAAACAAAAGAGTTAAAATACAAGTTTGTCAAGAGGATGATTGGTCAGACTTAACAGATTCTATTGTAAAGTTTGACGACAACACTGATGTTTTAATTTACGTTAATAATAATTGGAATCATATTACTGATACTGAATTTGATGCCAGGGTGGACATTATCAATGCTCTAGGTATAAAATTAGATTTGTGGGTCATGTCTTCACATCCAAACCATGAGGATAAACCTGGGTTTGAAAATAATGAAGACTTAGATCCGCATGATTCCATGTATATGGTTTTCGTTCAAAAACATAAAGAGTTAGTGGACGCATCTGATAAAATAAAGCAGTTAGGGTATTACTCTAATTGGCCAAAAGAAGTATTTAACGAATTTATAACTAAAAGGAAACTAAAATGCGACAAAAAATGAAAAACGGATCTAAGAAATCAGGAGTTAAGAAACTTAAAGGTGGATCTAAAAAATCAGGCGTTGTTAATGGGATTCAGAAACTTAAAGGTGGATCTAAAAAATCAGGTCTTTCTGCTAGAAGAAACTCTATGCGTATGAAGAAAAGCTCTAAGAAAAAATCTGTAAAGAAAAGAAGTAGATAATGCCTTTAAAAAAAGGTAGCGGTAGAAAGGTAGTTTCTGCTAATATAAAGAAATTAATAAAAGAAGGTCGTCCACAAAAACAAGCTGTGGCGATTGCACTGAGTAAGGCAGGTAAAAATAAAAATGGCAAAAGAAGCAAAAAACGAAGTCGAAATAAAAGATCAAGGTAGTGTTCCTTTAAAAAAACAGGAAGTAATACCTAACCCTGGCGCACCAAAACCTTTTGGCTCTGGAGAGGCAAGAGGCGGTGGTATCGCTTTGAGGGGTAAAAAGTTTCAAGGAATATTTTAATGTTTCCTAAATTGTTTGGCGGACTAGGTGGCTTTGGTGGTTTCAGAAGTAGACTACCATTTGGTATGCCACAAGGGTTCGGTAATCCTTTTGGGTTTCAATCAAGCCCAAGATTAATAGAGGGTGGACCATCATTCTTTATGCCACCAAGTTTTGGCATGCAGTTTCCATCAGCTATGGGGCCAATGGGCTTTGGTAGTCCATTCGGTGGCTTTGGCGGTTTTGGTGGACTAGGCGGTTTTCAGCCTGGATTATCACCACTGTTAAGTCAGTTTGGTCAGTTCGCTAGACCAATGCCAAGACCTCAACCACAATTTGATTTTCAATCTTTACTATCACCTTTCACCTCTCAGATAGAAGATTTACAAAGACAGCTTGCAGAACTGAGAGGATCATCAGGCGAAGGAAGTGATATACCACTACCACCACCTCAAGAGGTACCAATTATTAATGACCCTAGAGATGAGATAAGACCAAGCGAAATCTTTGGTCCAGACGGACAACTTATCGGATCAGCAGGTAGTTCAGAAGATTTAAGACCACCGATTCCTACTGAAGTGCCGCCACCACCACCAAGGATGGATGCGGGCGGAGGTTTCCCAGGAGGCGCACAAAGTGGAATGCCAGTTGAAATCCAAGATCCAGATGATGAAGGTGGTTTTTTAAGAGGAATAACTCAAACACTACCACCTAGACCACAACCAATAGAGAGACCTATGCCAATGCCACCAGTAGAAGTGCCACCTGCACCAATACTAAACGATCCTTTTAGAGGTCCAGTTGAAGTGCCATCAATACCAGGGGTGCAGCCAGGAGACTTAAATCCTGTATTGCCTGAAGTAATAAATATAGATCAAGTACCATTCCCTGTTCCAGATTTTAGTGGCAGAGAAGGACCGATGGGTATTGTCGGACCAGCACCAAAGAGATCACCATTTATACCATTACCACCTGCAAGAACAATGCCTGTGCCACCAGCACCAACAATGCCTTTGAAACCAATTAAAACACCTTCTCCAGTAGATCAGCTTATACAAGTAGGAAACCCAAGGCCAAAAGAATTTTCTATACCATTGCCTGTTCAAGACTTAGGACCAATAGGTTCTATGTCTGGTATGCCAGGTATGGGTAGAGGACCTTTTGGTAGGTAAGACGTTAATTTTTTAGGAGAGTTTAAATGGACGGCATAAAATTAGCCGAATATGTTTTAAAAATTATTAGGCAAAGAGAGTCTCAGATTGTTGACAGCATATCTTCTGGCAATGTAAAATCCATGGAAGAATACAAATATTCTATTGGGGCTTTATCAGAGTTAAGATCCTTAGAACAAGATTTAAAAGAAACTCTGCAAAGATATGACATCGATGAGTGAAATCGCAAAAGAAAATATAGAGAGTAAAAAAACTGTTAGTTCAGATACTGATAGTTCCATCAAAAGATTTGAAGAAAGATTAAAGAATCAAAAACCTCAAGAGCAGAGTCAACCAAAAGAAAAACAAGAACAACAAGAAGAAAGGTCTGAACTAGACATGGCTTTCGTTGAGGAAGACCAAAGAGTTCTAGACCCAACTTTACTTAAAAAATCATTAATTGATAGAATGCCCGACCCTACAGGTTGGCGTGTTTTGGTTTTGCCCTATCAAGGTAAAAGCACAACCGATGGCGGTATTCAATTAATAAAATCCACCTTAGATAGGGAGTCTCATGGGACTATGGTTTGTTATGTTTTAAAAACAGGACCATTAGCCTATAAAGACAAAAATAGATTTGGTGGTAGCGCTTGGTGTAAAAAAGGGGATTGGGTACTAATCGGCAAATATTCGGGTGCCAGATTCCTATTGGAAGATGATCATGAAGTAAGGATTATAAATGACGATGAAATCATTGGAAAAATTTTAAATCCTGATGATATTAAAACTTTGTGAGGAAAATATGTCGCAAGAAGCAGAAAAGGTAATAGATGTTGATATATCTGAAGAAAAGATAGAAAAAGCAGCTTTGCCTGAAAATAAAAGAGTTGAAGAGGAAATCTCAGACTCAAGCGTTGAGGTTGGCATTGATGAAAATGTTAAACCTGTCACTGAAGATGAAGTTCAGGAAGACTTTGATGTCTCTAAAAAAGTAGAGCATGAATCAAAAGATCTTTCTGAGGTTGAAAGAAGAGCAGCTTATGCTCAGAATAGAATTAACAAAGCTGTTGCTCAAGCCAAAGAATATCAAAGAAGAGAACTTATGGCTTTGCAATATGCTAAAGAGTTAAAGCAGCAAAACGAACAGCTTACTAACCATCAGCAAAGTTTCGCTAACAACTATAGTGAGGAGGCTTCTGCTAGAATAGATAGTCAAATTACTTTAGCTAAACAGGCTTTAAAACAAGCCACCGAAGCTGGTGATAGCGATGCTGTAGCGAAAGCTACTGAGGCTTTAACATTAGCAAGTGCTGATAAGTCTAGAATAGATCAATACAAGCAAAGTTTAGCTCAGTATCAACAATACTATGAAGCTAACCCTGATCAAAATTTACAGAATTATCAACCACAACAGGTTCAAGAGTTCAATGAACCATCTGCTAAAGCTCAAGATTGGGCAGCAAAAAATGATAGTTGGTTTAATAAAGACCCTGTAGCAACTAATGTTGCTTATACTATTCATGCAGATTTGGTGCAGAAAGGCTTTGACACCGAAAGTGATGAATATTATCATGAGATAGATAGAAGATTAAGGGAAGAACTCCCTAATAAGTTTAATAACGTGGAAGCAAACAAACCCGTCCAGACAGTTGCTTCACCATCACGCAACACATCGACAGGACGCAAAAAAAATCGTATCGAATTGACACCGAGCGAACAGCAACTAGCTAAGCAACCTGGCGCCTCACTTAAAGATTACCCAATACAAAAAGCGAGGTTACAAAAATCATGAGCGATAAAGAT